GTCAAATTTTCACCCTCTACTTGCGCTTCGGGCAAATCCTCTGGAATTGGCTTCCCGCCAGCCATATAGCCCATTTTGATTGTTCCGCCCGAACACTTGGTTTGGGTTTCGGCAAATTTCTGCATGAACTTAACCATTTCCTCAAAAAGTCCGTTGGTTGCCGCAGGGCTACTTACAAGGTCGGCGGAAGCGATGGATTGGGGTCGGATGTAGTCTTTGCCATCAATGGTTTCGGACTCATTCACAAAAGCCAAGGAAACGCCGAACTGGTCTGGAGCCTCTGCGGCCATCTCTTTGATGAGGCCATAATGCGGGGAGTTGCGGAGAAGGCGAAGGTCGGCAACTAGCTTGTCGCCTTCGATGCGGGGGTTGCGAGCCAAGGCGCAAACGCTCGATAATCCAGTTCCGTGATCCACCTTCACCTTAATGCCATTGGGAGCCTTTTTCATAATGGCAAGGGCTTTCTCTAGGCTCACCTTATCCACGAATAGGTCATGCCCCTTAGCTTCCCCTACCTCAAGAATTGAAACCCCGCCCAATTCTAGTTCCTCCATTTCCTGATCTTCGTCCCGGTAGGTGCGATAGGCAACCGCCGCCCTCTGTGGAACTTCTGGAAAATCCTTAATGGCCTGTTCGTTCCCCATAAAACGAGAAACAAAATCCTCTTCCGATTCATCTGCTCTGGGCGTAGGTAGGGGCATAAATTCCTTTTTTATGTCAAAGAAGGTCGCCATCGGCCTTGCGGTAGGATTCCTTGACCTCTCCACCGCCAGCCATCTTGAGGAACTTATTGACCCTAGCCATCGCCCAAGCATTGCGGGAGTTGGGCTTCCCGCCTGTGATAGTAGGGCGGAAGCTGGTTGAGAATGCCCCCGCTCCCCTTCTAAATACTTTCTTTAGCGTCCCAAGGCTGGGGGCATTTTTCTTGGGGTGATCCTTTTTGAACTGGGCAATCTTGTCTTTCAATGCCTGTTCGTTGGCTTCTGAAATCTCAATATCCCCAGCCTTTGATCTTGTTGCCGCTGTGCCTTCGGGGTTTTCCTTGGAACCCTTGATTCTCTCTTTGGGCGGTGCGGGAGTTTGTGCCGCAGACTTTGGGCCGGGTCTTGCTAGTTCTGAAAACTCCTCATCCCTTGCGTTCATCTGCCGAACCACTTTTCTTGCCCACGCATACCCAGCATCCCCTCCCCATCCGTTCCACGCTTGCCAGCCCTTGCCTTGCTCATCCCAAGTTGCGCCTTTTTTATCGACTTCATGGCGATCGAAGAAGGCTTTCATTCTGCGGACGGTATCGGGGGAGAGTTTTACCCCATTCATCAAATCCCTTGCTCTAGCGATGCCCACGGGGGTCATTCCCCTTTGACTGGCTGGTTTGCCTTCCCTTACATCTAACGCTCTTTTTGCGGCCTCTCTGGCTCCTTGTGGGGGTGTGAAATCAATCCCGTCATATTTTCCCAACTCAATCCCGCCCATCATTCCCTCGATGAGCATTTTCAACTCATCGGCATCTAGTGATTCAAGAACTTTTTTTTTATCCTCTGGTTGTTCTAGTCCTTGGGCGGTTGCAATCTTTTCCTCTTTGGTCGTGGGGATAATCTGGCCTTCCTTTGCCCCGGCCATGATTGATCTTGCCTGTTCCTCGGAAATGGTCGGGAAGGCGGCAGTGATGACAGAAATTGCCCCATCCCTTGTAAGCGCACCAGCGGCCACCGCATTGATGATGTTGATGAGACTTGCGACTTGCGCTCCGTTGAGGGAAATATCTTGAATGGCCTGATCTCCCCCGCCTTGACCTTCCTGTGCTTGTCCCGCCTTCTGTACGGCTTGCTGGGCATAGACAAGGCTTTCCACAACATCGGAAATTGCAACGGCGGGAACTTCATATTCATTTGCGAGGTCTTTGATAAGCCTCGCCTCTTGCGCTCTTTGCCTCATCGCCCCCTCAAAATCCAGCCCTCTTTCAGCATAAATATCTGCCGCCGTCCGCAGTCCTGTCTTAAATTCTGCGATAGCGGCTTGGCTATCCCGCCCAAGGTCTATGGAGACATTTGCACCGAAATTGAAAATGCCTTTTGTGCTTTGTCCGCCAACCCTGTTTTCAATCAATCCCCTTGCGATTCCATCTGCAATTACAACATTCTTTAGGGGCTTGAGAACCTTATCCTCCAAAAGTTTTTGGTAGCGGCGGAAAGTTCTTCCCGCTTGTTGCATCTCAAGCCGTGCGGTCGGGCCAGACATGGCCGAGGGGTCAACGGCAAAGGAATAAGGGATGCCTAGCCCCATGCAGATATTCCGAAGAAGAATCTTGTGAAACTCTGCAAAGGCTCCGCTGGGTCTGGTCGGGCCGTCAGGGAAAACAATATCCTCTCCCGGCTCCAAGTATGAAACTTTGCCAGCCTCTACGCTCTCAAGCTTTATCGCTTGATTGTCGAAGTTCTCATCGGATGTAAGCGTGGAAAGGTCGGCGGGATTGTTGTTGTTTCTGCGGACAATGGCCGCTTGCATTGAGGCATATTTAGCCGCCATCTTCTCGCTATTTTCAATTTCCCTAATATCCTGCTGGTCATTGATGGCGGTATGAAAAGCTGTGATCCCCCTATATTGGTCAATCCGAAGAGGGTCAAAAAGATGGAAGGCTTGGCTTGCGGCAATGGTCGCTTGGTAGGTGTAAAAGTCGCCGATGCTTCTATTGTAAATATCGTAAGCCGTGGGTGCGCCTGTGTTTCGGTCAATATGAATCCCGCCGATAAGCTCAAGGCTTGTGTAAGTTTTATAAGGATCGCCGACTCTATCTGCCTCGATCCCCTGCAATTTCAAATCCCCATCTTGCCTAACAAGTGCAAAAAGGAAGTCGCCATCTCTCAACATGGACATAATGGCAACTTGAAGAAGCGTTGAGCCTGAGTGCCGTCCGCTTAAATCACAAGCATCAAACCAGTTTGCCCAATAAGCCTCGATCTCGGAGTTGGCTTGTCTATTCTCCGTTCTTGCTTGGTAGGAAACATTGGCGGCCACGTGGCTCGCAAACTTCATAAGGAGCGAGCGAACAAGGCCAACATTCTCGGCCAAGTCCCTTGCCCTTTTCATCAGCTCTACCCGATCATAATTGGAGCGATAATCTTCAGCCCCGGAAAGCTGGCTCGGCCCCCTGCGCTCCCTTGAATATTTTACGGCATCATATTCAAAGTTCTTTATTTTTTGACGGGCAACCAAGCGATCCACTGCCCCCTTTGGGTTGAAAAAGGCAACTGCCTTATCAACCAAATTTAATTCAGCTTTTTGTTTCACGGGCCGAACTTTGCGTATGTGTTGATGACCTTGGTTCCGTTGGCAAGGTTGATGGCGTAGCTAAGTTCCTCAAGGGTGTTGCGAACTTCGGTTAAATTGGCTCGGCTGAAAGACCTTCCCCCTATGCTATAACTCACCCCTGCCACCGCTATTGCCTCAAGACAGGAAACATACTTATCCCGCAAGGAAGTTAGGGTAGCAACAGGAAGCCCAACAAATGAACCCTGCGCCATAAAAATCCCCCCTTATGTCAAAATTATTCTGCAATTTCTTCTTGCTCAAGGTCGCTTGCCACAACCCTAAGTTTCCCGTGTAAGGCCGCCCCTACAATATTCATGCACTCCGCATCCATTAAGTGATTGTTTTTACCCACTTGCTTCCAAACCATTCGCTCCCTGCCTGTAAGTGGATTCTTAACCTTCACCTTGGCCTCGCTGTTTATATGGTCGAAATACACTAGGGGCGTATCCTCGGCCACCCATCCCTCTGTTTTTAGGAAGTTTGCCAAAATGTCTTTAATGGCTGGGTTCGACCATCTCCAAACAGGACAGAGCTTCCACTTCCACCCAGCCCTCGACATGGTTTGTTTTCCGCTGAAGGGGTCGCCATTGGCAATTCTGGCGTAGGGGCGTTGAACCTTGGCATTGCCCACAATCTCCGAGAAGCTGGTCTTGTCGGAGCCAACAAGCGCAATCCAGCCGTTCTTACAACAATTCAAATAAACATCCCTAGTTTGATCCCCAGAATCACAAAAGACGGCGGCGGCTTTAACTGAAAACTCCTCGGCCTTGGCTTGGATGTCGCCCCAAGTCTCAAGCCTTCCCGCCCATACAAGCCTAGATTTTCCTTCTGTATCCCAAGCCCTAACGATAGCCCAAGCGTGGAAGCCCCCTGCCTCTTGGATGTCGCAACTCATTACAGGGAACTCGCCCATGCGAATCTCGCCCATCTTGTAGGCTCCGGGCTTTATCTCTACACGCTCTGTTTCGTGTTCCAGCCAAGGCTCTGCCAGGATGCGGTTCACAAAATCCTGCAAACCCAAGATTCCATTTTTATCTTGTAGCCATTTTACCGCTAGGCTTCCGAAAGTCACCCACGGAGCATATAAGCCATTAAGGTGATAGCTTCTTCGATTGGGTTCTCCCTTGGGATTGGTTACAATCCATTCCCCATCCCGAAGCATCTTTGTCTTTTGTCCGTCTCGAATCTGTCCCTTGCACTCTACGCACTCATAAAAGGCTGATGATTTTACCAGCCCAAAATCCCATTCTGTGTCGCTTAGTTTTGCGGCCTTGTCCCATTTGACCTGTTCCCAAAGTAGCTTCTGCTTGTGTCCGCAATGGGGGCAGGGAACAAAATAGAACCGCATATCCCCCTTTAGCCATTCCGCCCAAATAATTGAATCGGCGGTTGTGGGGGTGCTAGTTGAAATAATTAGGTGGTTTGGATAGGTCGCAACTCTGGCCTCGGCTAATTGCAAGGCTCCGGCCTCTTTCGATGATGAGCCATCGGAAAATTTGTCCACCTCATCGAGCATAAGAAGCGAGACTGATCGGCTTGAGAGATTCGCTGGACTATTCGACCCAACAAACCATAACGACATTTTCTGGAAGTGTTGTTCTAGGATTTTTATTTTGTCGGTATCAATTGGCCTTTCTTTTGCCAAGGCCGGGCAATCATCTACCATTGGAAGCCATCGTGTTTCGCTAAAGCTCCTTGCCAGTTGCTCACTAGGCATTACCCACAAGGCGGGGCATGGACGCTCTGCCAAGCGATAGGCTAGGCCAGCAAGGATCGTGGTTGTCTTGGAGGTTTGTGCCCCCCAAACCAAGGTCACCCTTCGAATTGAATCATTCCCAAAAGCCTCAAGCGGTTCTTTTACATAGGGTGTTAGGGTTGTTGAGTAAGGGCCGGGTATGTTTGTGACTCTAGCCGATAAAGTTAAGTTTTCCTCACACCATTCTGGAATGGAAAGTTTTTTCCTTGGGAGGAATAGCTCTTGAATGAAGGATTCTGTTTTCATTCATCTCAAAAGCATATAGCCCTTCGCATAGGCTTCCATTGGGTTTTTATGAATCCAATCATGGCAAGCCATACAGATTGCCATAAAATACTCCTTTTCATTTAGTCTTGCCCCAAATCGCCCTCGCTTATGGTGAATCTGCGTTGCTTTCTTTCCGCAAATTTCGCAAGCTGGGTTCTGCTCCAAATACCATTCCCGAAGCCAAGTGTAGGCACGATTTTCCCTTGCTCTTTTCTTCGAGACTGGCCGAAGCCTTCCGCCCCTTTTTAATGGGGTTTTTCTTTTAATAGGGGAGCGTTTCATTCGCTTAAAGAAT